TCACGTAGAATATTTAGGCATAGTAGATGTCCAAACTCGTAAACATTTGCTAAGCCGGGCACGTGGTATTATTGGCGCTACTTATTATATAGAACCGTTTGGTAATATGGTAGCAGAAGCCTTAATGAGCGGCACTCCCGCAATTACAACAGATTGGGGCGGATTTGTAGATACTAATGTTCATGGACTGACTGGGTACCGTTGTAGAGATTTCAGAGATTTTGTAAATGCTATAAAAAACATTGACCAAATAAAACCAATAGACTGTCTACAATATGCAGTTACCCACTTCGAAGATAAGGTAGTACATGAAAAACTTCATAACTATCTTCAAAAAATAAACGATCTAAACTTTTACAGAAAATGAAAAAAGCCTTTTTGGTAACCAGCGCAATAGAAGTCAATAATAACTTTCCCTTGACATATAGCCATGTTCGTTCACACTTTAACACAGAGGAACGATTAAGACAAACAATAAGCACAATTGTTAGCCTAGACTTAGCCAGCGACAATGATACTACTATATTCATTATAGATATAAGTCCTAATTCAGAACAATACAAAGATGTACTAAGTTGGTCCCCGAAGGTCAGATTTGTTAGTGTGAAAGAACAATTTCCGGAAATACACGAACGTGTTAATACACACATTAACAAAAGTCATTGTGAAACATTAATTCTAGCTACCTTCCTGAGACAATGGCGTAAACAGTTAGAAGAATATGATTACTTCTTTAAAATGAGCGGACGCTATCTTATAGATAGTTCATTTGATATCACTTTGTTTAATGAGATCTTTACCAACAAGATCTTTTACAAAAAATATTTTGATTTCGAATGGGATGACAAATGGAACTACAGCAAAGTTGATTTAAGGAAAGAGCAAGGAGACAATAGACTTAGACAATATTGTTCTGTCCTATTCGGATGGGGCAGAGGTTACTACTCACAATATGTAGATTTTTTTACAGCAATATCTACAATGCTTAATCATCCTGATATGAAACACTTTGATATAGAAACACTTAGCTATTTTTTAACTAGACCATTTCAACATGACATTATAGAAACCAATTGGAAAGTCCTAGGATGGGACGGAGTCAATGGTTATTTTAAAAGGTACTGATATGGAAGTAACCTGTATTATAATTGATAATTTTTATGTAGACCCGGATGCTGTAAGAAATTTCGCTTTAAGTCAAGAATTTAGTGTAACAGGCAATTATCCGGGCAGTAGAACAAAATCTTTTTTCACAGATGATGTTAGAGCTGCCATAGAACACAATATGCAGTTTGCTGGTAAGATTACAAACATATATGAACATTCCGGATATACCGGTGCTTTTCAATTGACTACAGCAAGTGACAGAACTTGGATACATAGTGATTATAACAATATGTGGGCCGGCGTATGTTATCTTACACCAGATGCTCCACATACAGGTGGAACCGGACTCTTTAGGCATAAACGAACAGGTGCTCACAAACTATCATCTGCTTTTGAAGAAACTACTCAAAAATGGGAAGGATATGATTATACCAAATGGGATTTATTTGATGTGATTGGGAACAAATACAATAGGCTAATAATTTATAGAGGTGATCTATTCCATGCCAGTTTAGACTATTTTGGTGAAAATAAAACAGACGGCAGACTGTTCCAAACATTTTTCTTTAATACTGAAAGATACTAATGGCAAAAATTTGTAAAGTTATCTTTAGCACAAATAGATTAGAATACCTTACAAGGTCTTTGGAATCTCAACATCACCTCGACTGGGGTGACAACGAAGTTCATGGTATATTCTTTGATGATTTTCCTAAGGGTAGAAATGATGAATTAATAAAAATGCTGGTAAATTTATACGGATACAATGAAGTATATCTACATCCTGTCAATCAAGGACTTAGTGCTACATGGGCAGAATTTTGGAATTTAATTAGAGATAGAGATTATGACTATGTTTATCATCAAGAAGATGATATTGAAATTCTTCATCCTATAAAAATAGACGACCTTATATTTTTATTAAACGCAGATCAAGTATTAAGCCAAATAGTTCTTCAAAGACAAAAATGGTATATCTACGATGAAGAACCAAAAGCTGAACCGACTGACTGGACATTTATTAATTATAGGTATACTAGGCACAGTGTGCTATTCAGCCCAATGGCCAGTTTTTATCCAATCTCTAGAGTTAGAGTAGATTATTCAGGATTCTTGAAAGAAAAATATCCTAATGAAAATTGGTGGCAAGTCAATCCAAACGAAGGTATGATTGGCAAAGTACTGCTAGAGTCACAAGGACTGTTGTCTAGCTGTTTAAAAACACAAGAAGGTAAAAATTTAGTTAACCATATAGGCGAATATTTTGTAGGTAAGCGTGTATTACCTAACGAGCCGTGTTATGAATTATTTGAAAGATTTGATCCAGAGAAAAAATACTATTCTCATAACGGAGACGAATACGATAAATGATACAAAAAGATCAAATACTAGATTTAATAAATGAAATGGAAACCGAAGATCCCATAGATTGGGGAATGTTGTCTATAGACGAACAAAACGCAACTGACCTATTGGTTTCATGTCTAGTTGAAAAATACAATACAGAATGGACTAAGTTCACACAAGAAGATCAAACAAAAATGTTTTTAGCAAGTATGGGCAAGTTAATTGTAGAAAACTTTGTATTAAATGTAAAACTAAGACAATGAAAAGTAAATTTATTCAGTTTTATATGGATGTTGCTGCCCGTGTAGCAGATCTGAGTCATGCCCAAAGGTTAAAAGTAGGAGCTATTGTTGTAAAAGATGATCGCATTATATCCATAGGTTACAACGGCATGCCTGCTGGTTGGGATAATACGTGTGAAGATAAAATATGGAATGTTCATGATGGTGACTACACACTAAAAACTAAACCAGAAGTACTTCATGCTGAGTCGAACGCAATTGCCAAGTTGGCTAAATCTAATGACAGCGGCGATAGAGCTGACCTATTCGTAACGCACAGTCCTTGTGTAGACTGTGCCAAGCTAATTTATCAATCCGGGATTCGTCGTTTATATTTCAGAGAAAACTATAGAGATGATAGTGGGATTAATTTTTTAAAAAAATCAGGAATCGACGTGGTAAAGATTTATTAATGACTTGCTTGTTTAAATATTTTGTGTTATGCTTACAAAGCAGTCGTGACGGGAACTGGAAGACCTCCAACATAACTAATGAGTTTGAGGGACGGGGCAACGTCTTAGACATCGCCTTTGTAGGTTCGAAGCCTACCGACTGCACCAATATCCATGTTTAATGAACCGCTCATAATCGATAATGCGTTGCCTAGGCAAATAGCAGATCGAATAGAAGATTATGTTTTTAGTCCTATATTCCCATGGAGATACTTAGACGATATAACTAAATCAGATGAGGAATACAATAAAACTATGGCTTTTGGGCATGTTTTTTTAGACTCAATGAGAAATAGTAGCGAATCACACTCAACACTATTTTTATTTTTACTATTCACTGCCTTAGACAAAGCAGGCATACAATCTGATGCTAAAGTACATCTAGGTAGATTGTTTTTACAACTACCTTTACTACATAGAAAGTTTCATAATACAGCACATATAGATTTAGACTTTGATCATTATGTGGCATTGTATTATGTAAATGATACCGACGGCGATACATTCTTTTTCACTGGACCAGACGCAGGAACAATAACTAGAAGAATAAGTCCTAAAAAAAATCGTATTGTATTTTTTAATGGAAAAGAATATCATAGCAGTAGTAATCCTACTACAACCAAACGATGCGTAATTAATTTTGATTTTACATTAACATGAGATTTCATATACTAGGGTTGCCCCATACAGTAAGCAGTAAAGAATATAATGCCTGTGCCTATACACAAAAGGTCGTTAAGTTTGGCAAAATGATGACTGATAGAGGTCATGAGGTTATACATTACGGTCACGAAGAAAGTGATCTAATTTGTACCGAACATGTTAATGTGCTCAGTACGGATGATTGGAAAATTGCCTATGGAGACCACGATTGGCGTAAACACTTTTTTAAATACGACACAAATGACCATGCCTATCAGACATTTTATGCTAATGCTATTAGAGAGATAGATAAGCGTAAACAAAAATATGACTTTATATTACCGTTTTGGGGAGTAGGTGTTAGACCAATATGTGACGCTCACCCTGAACTAATTACAGTTGAACCAGGTATTGGTTATGCCGGAGGACATTGGGCACGTTGGAAGATATTTGAAAGTTATGCTATCTATCATGCCTATTATGGATTACAGGGCGTAGGTAATTGTAAACAAGATTGGTACGAAGTTGTAATTCCCAATTACTTTGACTTAGAAGATTTTGATTACAATCCTGCCATTAAACAGGATTATTTCCTATATATGGGCAGAGTCTATGAAGGAAAAGGCACACATATTGCTATAGAAGTAGCAGAAAAGGCTGGAGTAAAATTAAAGATAGCAGGCCAAAATAATCTAGAAGCAATGGGTTATAAAAGTATACCCGATCATGTTGAATTTATAGGCTACGCAGATGTAGAAACTCGTAGAAAGTTAATGAGCGGCGCTAAGGCTGCTTTTGCTCCGAGCATGTATGTCGAACCCTTTGGTGGAGTACAAATAGAAATGCTATTAAGTGGTACTCCGACTATCACTACAGATTGGGGGTCATTTGCTGAAAATAACATAAATGGAATAACTGGGTATCGTTGTAGAACTTTTGAACAGTTTTTATGGGCCGCAAATAATATAGACAACATAGATCCACAAGATTGTAGAAACTATGCGGCTAAAAACTTTAGTTTAGAGCGTGTAGGAGCATTATACGAGGAATATTTCCAAATGGTTTTAGACGTTTATCAAGGCAGGGGATGGTATCAAGAGCGGCCTGAACGAGCTAATTTGGACTTTTTTAGTAAACATTTTCCAGCTTCTGCCTTCTAAAGTGTAAACTTTTTGCTATTTCAGGCGTTATAATATATACACAGTGTAAATATCTGTGCTTTTTTAAAGGAAACTAATATGAAATATCTAGCAGCATTCATCACAGCTCTTTTCGCAGTAACTTCCACAGCTTCTTTCGCTTCTGATGCTAAGAAAGACGACAAGAAAGTAGAGAAGAAAGAAGAAAAGAAAGCAGAAGCAAAGAAGTAATTATAGCACGCCGCTTAGATTTACGATTTCTACAATTAAGTAAGTTTGCTGAAGATACTGACGTTATAGTTTTTGATGATTCAATAGCTCGTAATCTAAATAGATTAAGGGTTAAGGATACAGACAAATACAACTTTAAACTTCCGTACAGAATTAAATGGAAATTGTTTCTAGCTAGGCAAATTGCTATTCTAAAAGGGCTTTAACAGGCCCTTTTTTTATTAAATAATTATATGAACATATTCAATTTTATCCGTAAGTTGATTGCTGATTATAAAAGACGTAAGGCATTAAAACGTCGTATAGAAGAACTACGTAAACGCGACCCTTTTATCTATAAATGATTCTAGGTATTACTGCTCAAAACCATGACGCAAGCATGGCATTAATTGACGGGTCTGATATCTTGTGGGCTGCTCATAGTGAACGTTATAGCAGGATAAAAAACGATAGGCATCTACACCCTGATATGATTAAGGAACTATATGAGTATGGTTCTCCAAAACAAATTGTTTGGTTTGAACGTCCTTGGCCCAAAAATATTCGTAGACTATGGAGCGGTGAACGTCCATGGTACCAGAATCCCAAAGAACAATTGAAGCAACTAGGATTAGGTAATTTACCTATTGAATATGTATGGCATCACGAAAGTCATGCTGCAGCCGGATACTATACTAGTGGGTTTGATAGAGCAGACATAATTGTTATAGACGCTGTAGGTGAATGGGACACTGTAAGTTACTGGAAAGGTGCCAATAACAAAATTAAGAAAAAGTGGAGTAAAAAATATCCAAATAGTATAGGATTATTTTATACAGCATTTACTCATTACTTAGGTCTCAAACCAAACGAAGAAGAATATATTTTAATGGGCATGGCCGCATTAGGTCAACCAAAATACATGTTGGAAATGATAGATTTCTTTTTCGAAGATTGGAATCCGCCCTACCTAAAACTAAAACATAACCTACATCAAGGATGTCGTTGGTGGGATAGACCTAAAGGTGCTACAGATTATGACATAGCTGCCACGGTACAGGCTATATATGAGAAATATATTATAGGGTTAATAACAAACGTTACTTTATGGTCTCCCGTAAACAAAAACCTAGTATTAATGGGAGGCGGTGCTCTAAACTGTGTGGCGAATTCAAAAATTGCTAGAACCCGATTATACGATAACATCTGGA